CAGAGGCCGAGACCCGCATCATGTGACGCGCTGCGGGACTCGTCATGGCTTACTCTCCGCCTTCCGGTTCTGCAGGCGCAGTGAAGTCACCGAGCGTGATGTTTTCAATCAGGCAACCGGCGGCGTAAGCCTCGACCACATAGTCAATATTCATCGACTCGTAGTTTTCGATGCGGTCTTTTTTCGGCTCTTCGATGATGGCGCGACGGTGCGCATCATCCATGAAGTAAATCGACAGGTTATCGAGACGTGTCACCATCAGGGCATTAGCCGGGAAATACGGGACGCGAACGGCTGGCAGGTTGCCGATGCGCTTCTGGCTGATGATGATGTCAGCGGCCAGCGACTCGCTGTTTTCCTGGTCTTTGTTGACGATAGGGAAATACTTATCCGCCATCAGCTTACGGCCAGTGATGACAACCAGCTCAGGGTCATCCTGATAAATCTCATCAATCAGGTTGCCGGTCGCATCCATGACCAGCGCATCGAGGTTTTCATAGTCACCGCTCTTACCCACGCGGATCACCTCGGAAATCACCGCACCCGCTTCGTCAGTGATTTTTGACATCACGCGTGCTGGCGCTTCGTTGCGGTACTTCTGCAGCCAGCCGGTCGCCACGTCCTGTAGCAGCGGATTTTGTTTGCGGTCTGACGTTGCCGCACGCTCGATGCCGTTAAAACCGGCCATGATGAAATCTAGCGACTGACGCTTGATAATCGCGTCACGGATACGGGTCTGGAAGTCCTGGAATCGCGCCCACAGGTCGAGCTGCTTGTAACGAATATGGAAATCAAAGTTAATCTGATCGCACTCGTATTTATTGGACTCCAGCGCGGTGAAATCCGCGGTCTGACGCTCATCATCCCCGGCGGTATCGGCAGTGCTGGCAATCGTACCGTTAACACCGACCCCGACTTTTTCGCCTTTCAGCTCGTCGACCGGCACGATGTTAATTTTTGTCAGAAACGCGGATGACATCTGCAGGGTGGTCATCAGGGTTTGCGTGACCGACGGCTCGACGGTGAATTTCTTCGCCACGTCATCGGTGGAAACGCCGTTCAGCTCCGCGACACGGGACAGGTAGGCATTGAATTTGAAACGGGTATCTTTACGCATGGTTATTCCTGTTCAGGTAATAGGTATCAGACCGGGCAGCACGCCCGGCGGAGTATCAGCAGTTGGTCAGCAGCTCGTCGCCGGTACCGCCTTTTGAAAGTTCGCGGCGCGGCTGGCGCTGGCTTTCGGTGTTATCGAGAGAGTTTTTCAGGGAGGTAAACGCCTGCGCGTTTTCTTCGGTCGTGCGGGTCACGTCCTGCTTGAGCCGTGCAAAAGCGGTCTCCAGTTCGGTGACGCGTTTGTCGGTCTCGGTCAGGTTGGTCTGTACCTGCTCGGTGACGGTGGTCACCGCCTCATGCACATCTGCGAGACGCGCGTCATCGCTGGCCTGCTTACGGCTGAAAATGGCTTTGACCTTGTCGGTCAGGCTGTTGAGCATGGTGTCGGGAACGTCTTCAAACTCCAGCTCAGCCAGTGAGGCAACAGAGAAGACATCACCCGGCTGATCTTTTTGACCGGCGAGCGGGTTCTGCGTGGCACGGCTGCAGAATTCGAGGTATTCGGTGCCGAGGCTTGCCGGGTCATCGGTCACGGCAAGCCCGATGAGATAACACCTGCCACTGTTGGCAAAGTTCGGGCGGATCTCCATGGAGGTGTAAACCTTCTGACCGGCCTTAACCATGCTGACCAGTTCGTCGAGCGGCTGAATTTTGCCGAACAGCGCTTTTTTGCCGTTGAGCGCTGAATCATCGCTGATGGTTTCGGCTTTGACTTCGATAACGTCACCATAGCGTTTAAACGGACTGTCAGGCATCAGCCCCCGGATATGTTCGAGGTTGATACGACAGCCATAGACGCGCGGGTCGAACGTGTCGGCCATATCCTGAATATCATCGCCACTGATGACACGGCCATCGCAGGTGTCACCCTCGACGCCGATGCGAAACCATTTAGAAATTTTCTTTGCCATTGTTCAGGTGTCCTGATGTTGGGTTTTAGGGTCGGGGTTAGTTTCCCGACTCCGACCCGCATCAGCCACCGGTTGAAGACGTGCAACCCCTGACACAACAGGGGTTTAGCGATAACGCCCGGCCATTTCCTTAGCCTTGCCTCGTGACATCAAAACG